TGCACTCATGGGACTTTTCACTCCCATGGGCAAATCATTTGTGGTTTCTGCTGGAGGTGTTTTCCCACCAGCCACAGTCCATTTGGCAGCATCAGCAGAATTTTTTACCACTTGTTGATTGCCATTGGCATGGTCTTTTTTAAGTTTCTTTTGTTCAGCATTGTCTGCTGGATAGTCAGTGGTCAGTAAATCTTTTTGTGTTTCTATGCCGGCAAGTTCGCGATCTATTCCATCATCGTAATCTCGCTGTACCATGCAAACACGGTCAGGATCAACTCCCAACAATCGCACCATCTGTTCTAATTGCGGTGGGGTTGCTGGATAGCGAAATGTTACATCCATCATGGTCACCGATTCATTGCTGAAATTTGGAAAGTCTAGGGGCTTGCTCAACACCGGCGTTTTCTTAGGTTCTGAAATTTTTACTGGCTCAAATTTTTTGAGCTGGTCCTTGAGATCACGAATAAAATTAGTCGGCACATCGCCTAAAATTTTAATGCGATAATCGAAAGTCTTTTCGCTTTCAGTGAGATATTGCGCAAATGTTTTCATAAAACCATCCTATATTTTATTTATCGATCTGTTTTCTTTTCCTGGCTACGTGAGAGCAAATGTTGCAACAACTCATTGCGGTCTAGTACCCGTCCTTCGCCACTGGGAACACTGTCACCATCGTTGTTTGTTTGGTCAAGGCGTGCTTTTTTCAATTGAAGATCAATGATGCGTAATTTTTTATTGACCTTGGCAGTTTTTGCTGTTATAGCATGCCCCAACATGGTGCTGGCCACTGAGAATATTTCCGCGGCATATCGACTGTCCACATTCATGCCAAGATCCATGAGATTTTCAAAACTCTCTTGTGCTTTGGCAGCTATGTCGTCCATTTCACTGTCGCTTGATTCAAGTCCATGTACTGTGGGCAAGGCCAATTCGATTTTGTCAATTGTGGCCAGAGCATCAGTTAGAACTGGCAAAGAAGTCTCTGTGGCCTCCGGCAAGGTCACATTGATGTCCTGTTCACTGGACGAGGGCAAGTCAAACAATTCTTCTAGTTTCCTTGTCATAGCACGCTCGCAGTGTCAGGGCGGCCCAACATGTAAAAATTAATTATCATGCGGTATTTACCGCTTTTTTGTGCCACCGTGGAACATTTGATCTTCTGTGATGACCCGAAAAACAATGCCGGCACGTCGACACCAGGCCTGGGCGGCAGCCCATTTGGCATGATTAATGGCCACTATTGCACGGTCTTGATCACGCATTTTTTCAGTGAGCACTGATTGTTTTTTGGGTTTTATTTCAATCAACTCAGTGCAGATTTTATCATTGCGAGTTTGATAACGCAAAAATACATCAGGAATATAAGTTGAAGTTTTTCCAGTAAGTGGATTCTGGTATTTGATGGCAATGGCTTCACTGGCCCATTCTAGTACTGCATCGTTGTTGTCACAGAATTGGAAAAAACTCCATTCCCAGCCACTTCGATATCTAGGCACACCTTTGCCCACATACTTGGCAGGGTTTTTAAGTTGATACGCACCCTGTGCAAATTTGCTCATGGTAACACATTGCGAGCTGTGAAAAAGTTGGGTGTCAAAGTAGTGTTTACACCCAGCAATGTACTGGGACTACGCAATCCATTTAAGTAGTAGGCCAGTGTTGCATTGAGATTGATTTGATCCTGATCCTGCAGTTGTGCCAACAATGTCAGCACATCAGTACTTGATTGATTGGCCACTCGAAACAGTGCTGTGGTAAAATTCTTTGCTGCGATTTTTGTTTTAAACACTGATTCAAAAAAACTGTTGACAACATCATATTCGTTGGCTGGTACGTCAAGTTCAAATTCATAGAACTGATCAAACAATCTCACAGTGGGATCTAATTTGGGATTGGCAACGTTTACTGAGGTCATTATGGTCCTGTGTTTGTTCTAGGCGGGGTTGGAAATATAGGGCGTTGTAGTGTAGTTGCCACTGAAGAAATGAATGTTGGTGTTATAATTGAACCTACTACACCCGGTCCCGGGCCTTGTCCATTAGATATTCCACGTAGACTGCCTTGCACAGCACCCAGTGCTTCTTCTTTGGCCACTGATTTAAGGTTGGTTCCCTTAAAGGTGTTATAGGCAGTGCCAGCTTTTTGCACAGCACCAATAACACCGGCCACTGACCCAGATTGAAGATCAGAAATAATTCCAAGCCCGGTGTCAAGCAAACCGCCTTGCCCAATAATACTGCGTGTGCCGCCAGGGCGACTCAATGGACTCTTTTGTTGATCATAATAGCTTGGTGATCCAAATCCTTGCACATTGGTGTCAGGCCTGTCCCCGCCAATGGCTCCGGTATAATACTTCACAGTTTCATACTGCAATGTCACTGAATTTTCCATCACACCATTGTCTTGACTATAGTCGTAGGTGTCGTGATCCCACTGAGAAATCAACGGGTTTATTAATACATATTCAACAAATTTATGCTGATTAAATCCATAAATGCTGATGTCTTTGAAGAAAGGGGGCTTGCCACCCTGGGCATTGGTGCCATCGTAATAAGATTCGCCAATGTAGCCCCAGTCGTTGACCAATCTGTTGTTTGAATATATGTCTCGGCCGTTGTAGTCAAAACCAGTTGTCAGTGTTTGACTAGGTCCAATAGATCCATTTGTGGCCGATTGTCCACGATATGATTGATTTGGATCTTTGTAGTAGTAGGAATAATAGTTGTACCACATTGTGCGAATAAGGTCGCCTGAATCATCATGAAACTTGAGATTTATCGGTTCATAATTGATTTTTTTCTGAACCAGGCGTTTACGATTGTACTGATTAAGTATGTCTACATCTAGCTTGTACTTGGGCAAGTCTATGGTTTTTACCAACAATCCAATGGTGGATGTGTCAGGGGTAGAAAATATATTTCCAAGCTGTGGTATTTGTGTGGTGTTTAAATTAAAATAAACGTGGAATAAGAACTTTGTTCGTGGACTATTCTCATACCCATTAGATCGAAAGACCTTGGAGGCATGAGTATAGTCCCGTACATTGTCATTTCCAAAAAATGAATTAAGGAAATCTTGACCGAATGCCATTGATAACTACCGGTTATCCAGCAGAACCTACCCCAGTTACAATAGAACCCAGGGTACGTGCCACAGTTGAGCCAACGCCAGATCCATTTGGTGTCTGTACAGCATTATCAAATCGGATTTGCATGGATATGGTCACTGCTTCACTGCTGCCATAGTTTAAATCGTTATAGTTGACTTGGTTCAAGTAGCAACCATAGATTTCCCAGTTTTCCAACACTGTTGGTGCATTCTTACCATTGCCACCATCAAGTATTTCAACTTTTGTCAAGAATTTATAATCAATACCGGCTGCGGCACTGGCCATTTCGTTGAAGTCTAATTGCTTCTGTAGTTGTTCGCCAACTAGTCTAGCAACTTCACCGGACGCATCGTCACGCAGGTTGACTGTGAGCATTTCCCATGTGTGCTTACCAGCCAAGTACATACGACTGTTGTAAATTTCAATTGGGATTTCGTCAAACGTCACTGACGGGCGAGTAAAGTCAACTACTTGCTTTGTAAGTTCGGTTCTAGGGGTTGAGACCCCAAAATTCTCAAACATCACTCGAAAGCGATATTTGAGTTTAGGCATTAACAATCCTTGATTTGGATTGCTTTGATCAGCTGCCAAGGGCACTGTCATTCTTGTTAATGATGCAACGGCCATATATGTATCTCCTGTATATGTTTATTTATCTGTTGTCAAACCGGACTACGCTGCCGTTGCCACGGTACCTGCCAATTCGCCAGTGTTCTTAATGCGCACTGGGATATAGATAAATTCAACTGCCTTAACTGGCTCGATTGCAATATCCACATATAGCTCATTACGATCAATACGGGCTGGTGTATTATTAGAAAGATCACATACAATCAGATAATCATAGATACCACGTTTTGCCACTAGATCTATCATTAGACCATCAATAGCATTGGAGATTTCATTACGAGTTATTTGATCATTTGGCTCAAACACAAATTGTTTACCAATTTCATTTAGACGACCGCGTATAAACGCCACTAATCTAGCCACGTTAATTCGATCCATTGCACTGGCAATTGGACTTTCAGTTTTGTTACCATAGTTGGTGATACCAACGCCAGGTATAAACGTTATTGGATTGATCTTATTAATGTACAGCACATCACGCAGACCTTGTCCTGTGGCAATTGTTACAAATTCGCCAGTTGCCGCATTGATATAGCCGATTCGTTCAGCATTGTCAATCACACCTCGACGAACACCAGCTGGTGCCAACCAAGGATAAGCCACTTCGTCACTGCGAACAATGGTACGCAACATCATGTGACTTGGTGGTTGAACAACAATACTGCCACCCAAATCTGTGGTCTGGCAACTTGGATAGAATACACCAAGATATGCATCGCTGGTGGTCAAGCCATCACCGCTTGGGAATCCAAGGCCGTTGCTGTCAACTGTCCAGTCAACCAAGGCAGCACCTTCAGGTGGTAGACGCAATGGAGTGTCACCAATGACAAACGCTGTGTTGTTACGCTCATTGTTGAGTCTGACCATGTTAGGGATCAACTCTGGATAGTTTGGAGAAGCAATCAAGTTAAACTGATTTTGCTCTTCACGCAATGTATCTTGTGTGTCAATTGCAGATTTCATGGCTGCTACAACAAGTTGACGCTGTGCCAGTCTGCCCATGTAAGGAGATCCGTCAGCACGATTACCAGCCGCAGTCACCCAGGCATTGGTCTGCAACACTGCCCAATAGCTGGGGTTTGTAGGCAAGTTACCGTTTCCTGGTGCAATAGCAATGTAGATTATACCTTCGTAAAGCACAAGATCATCCACAGCATAGTTTGTGGCAGCACTGTATCCTTCTACTGCAAAATCTGCAGGATTCAAGTAGTTGACCTGGAATGATTTGACGTTGAATCCAGATCTACGAGTGTTCCATAACAAAGTACCAGCTGGATATAATCCAGAATCAGGTGCGTCTAGGTCAAGATAATCACTGGTCAATAAACTCTTGATGGTTGGGAAATTGCCAGTAATTGGATCTGTTGTGCCGTTGGGTGCCCAACGTGCATCAGCAAATAAGATACCATTGCTGGTAGTTTGGTCGGTGTTGTTGATGGCCACCCATTGTGCAACATCGTTTGCCAATTCCCAACGATAAATCATTGGATACAATTCAAGATTGCTGGTGTCAATCCACAGATCACCATACTCTAGATCTGTGCCATCGCTTTGCTCTAGTGGAGCACTGGCAGACACAATTGGTCCAGCTGGGTCAGTCAACGTAAGATTATATCCACGCACGTCCAGAGATTCATTTCTGTATCCCACCCAGCCGGTGCCACCTTGAATCATGATGTCAACTTGATTAGTGGCGCTGTAATACCAGAGACGTCCGTCTGCAGGGTTCAAGCTAGGTGCAGTTGCACTTGCTGTGTACTCCAATGGTACCCAACCAGATAGAATTAATCCACCAGTTAAGTCGCCAGTGGCTGCACGTACTCCTGCCACTGTGGTATTGAATCCAGCGTCGGCCACTGGAGTTCCTGTTGCATCTGTCAGTACTATTACGCCACCCAGTGAGTGGGTCATTGAAATTGACCCATCGGATGTGACTGCTGCCGAAACATTTGGTGCATATACGCTGACTCTTGAGATTGCAGACACAAAATCTGCTGGCGTTGTTCCCAGTAGTGTACATGTAACCGGAGTAGTAAGTGTAGTGCTGTTGGCTTCGCTAACTGAGATAGTAAATGTGTTGGAGTTTACAAACACTGGATCAGTGTTGTCACCTGTGACAACAGTGGCGCCAGCGGTCACTCTTTCAAATGCTTCAAGAGTAAATGTATTATTGTAACCCGAGGCTGCATTTAACTCAGCGTCTGAATTGTATTCAATGTACAATGTACCTGCTGGAATATTTTTTCCGCCGCCTGCTGGATCCAGGGCCTTGTTGGCACTTTGATCATTTTCATAAATTGGTGCGCTTTGAGTCACAAATGCGCCAAGTATACTGTCAAAACGTTTGATTATGATGTTGGCGCCAGAATTGACTGCGGTCAACATGTTCCACACTGATCCAGTGGGTCTTGGCTCAACGTCAGTGGTGCGCCAGCGTGGCACTGTGTAATTTGGACTTTGTTGTAGTTCAGGCGTATAGTAGGTGCCGGCTGTTATGCCAAGAGCTGTTAACAACGCTGGAGTTGACCCAGTTGCATCAATGGTCACAAGGCCACCATTGGCTGTTGATCCATCACTTTCGGCTGCACTATCAGCAAACAACTGAAGTTGGTTACTGGTGTTGTATCTAGCATCAATACCAGCAATGCTGGCAGCGTCGATTGCATTGGCCAGGCCAATCAAATCATTGTTAGGGGCAATTGGTACTGTGACTGTGGTACCATTGATGACAATGGTGTTGCCAGCAGTGAGATCACCGGTCACGGACATGGTGCCTTGAATAGTAGGCCAATGTTGTTTCCAAGCATCACTGCCCACTAATTTCCAAGCATTGTCGGGAGCCTTCCAATAAACTGGATTATTGGAATTTGTGGCCACCACGGCATAGTCACCTATACTGCCCACGCTGGTGCTGGGTATACCAACAGTCAGCTGTGTGGTGCTTGTGATAACAATCGGAGTCTGAGCAGTGAACGCACCAGTTGTCTGGTTCCACTGTAGTATGCCCCAGGATGTGTCTGCGGTGTCTAACCAGTAAGTTCCATTGGTTGGATTACCAGTGGGACGAAC